GAATGTATTAAATGACATGCTTATCCTCACATCATCACCTTGAACCGTAGGAACATTATGCTCAAGCGACGAAGGAAACAGTATCAAACGACCTTTAATTGCTTCAAACCACCATGATTCAGAATTGTAAACATTCCAGTTATCAGTGGGGAATTTAATTTGTTGCCATCCAGACTTATAAAAATAAATCCTGTCATCTGGATTAGTATTCAAATAAAACACACCAGAAACAAAGCTATTCGGGTGTGCGTGTTTATGATGCCATTGACCTTGCTCAGAATAATTAAACCAACTCTGAGTAATCCTTAAATGAACGTCATGCTTAGGATCAGTTGTTGCTTTAAAGTATTCTGTTACGCAATCCTCAATCCATCCACGCAGAGAGGTCATATCCCTAAGCACAAAGTTATTTACGCTAGTTCTATTGCCTTCATTAGACCTAGTTTCCTGACCCCTGACAAATAAAAGTTCCTCATCAGTAAGTTCACGGTCAAGGTCAAACATTCCAATAGGAATAGGAAATAGATTGTGCATATTCATGCCATTGCATCCTCAATCTCTTTAACCTGTGCCGTAATTTCCTCTAGTTGCTCAGGAAGCCATATTGTCGGGATAGCTTCTTCAAACTCTTTAATCTTTTCCATCACATAGTTCACTTCATCCATGCTAGGGCAAGGTCTTGGATCTTCCCAGCGGGTAAACATATTATTGGAGATCTCCCATTTAGCACCGGGACGAAGAAGCTCCATTGCCGTATTAATTCCAAAGTATCGATAAACCTTGCTTTGCATGAATATCCTTATTGGTTGATCTTGATGATTACGATGCCGGAGCCACCAGCAGCACCAGTATTTGTGCCGCCACCACCTGATCCACCAGCTCCACCACCAGTGTTTGCACTTGCAGCGTTCCCATTATTGTTTGCCGCAGCTCCATTAGCGCCACCTCCAGCACCGCCAGTGCCAGCAGACGCTCCTTGAACAGAAGCGCCGCCACCTCCACCACCAGCATAAGTTGCTGAAGAACCGCTTATGCTTGATGCCGTGCCAGCGCCACCATTGCCGCTTGCCGTTGTCGTGCCATTTGCGCCAGCAGCACTAGCGCCACCTCCACCACCACATCCATAGGCAGATGTTGCTACGTTGTTACCGCCATTATTTCCTTGGCTTGGTGTAGTTGAAGGCGTGTTTCCTGCACCGCCTGTAGCCGAGGCTGCAGCTAATCCAGCGCCACCACCAGAACCGCCAGAGCCTCCGTTTTGCACTGGATTACCGCCGCCACCACCGCCACCACCAGCGGAAGTGATAGTGCTAAATATTGAATTTCCACCAGAACCTCCGCTGACACTTCCACTTCCAGCGCCAGCAGTTCCTCCAGCACCAACTGTGATTGTGTATTCAGTTCCGGCAGTAACAGAAAGAGCGGTTCCCGTTCGAAATCCACCAGCTCCACCACCCCCACCACCAGCACCGCCACTACCACCACCGCCGCCGATGACAAGATAATCTACGCTGGTCACTCCAGTTGGAGCAACCCACTTAGTCGATGACTTAAAAGTAAAGACAGTCTGCGATGCTACGGTGTATGACAGAATGACGATGCCTGAACCGCCACCTCCAGATGCTTGAGCCGGATAGGGAGAACCAGAAGTTCCAGCACCGCCGCCACCGCCTCCGGTATTAGCAGTTCCAGATTGAGCGGCAGTTCCTGCATTTGCTTGTCCATTACCGCCGCCACCTGTTCCACCAGTTCCTGCTGTTCCACCGCCATACACACCGCCGCCGCCACCACCAGCGTAGGTGACACTACTTCCAGAAATAGTTGAGGCTGTTCCGTTGCCGCCATTTCCTCCGTTTATTGTTGTTCCATTGCTTCCTGTAGCTCCAGCGCCCCCTCCACCACCACATCCAACATTCGGCGCTCCAGCACCATTTCCTCCGTTATTTCCTTGCGAAGGAGTTGTAGCTGGCGTATTACCAGAACCACCAGTTCCAGTATTGCCGCCACCACCGCCACCAGAACCACCATTTAATCCATTGCCATTATTTCCACCACCTTGACCACCTCCACCACCTCCGGCAGAAGTAATAGTGCTGAATACTGAATTGTTGCCAGAGTTACCGGCAGATGCTCCATTATCATTTTTTGAAGCGCCGCCAGCACCCACAGTAATTGTGTAGTCTGTTCCTGCGGTTACGGCCAAACCAGTGCCAGTTCTGAAACCACCAGCTCCTCCAGCAGCGCCAGAAGCTCCAGCATTACCAGCAGAACACCCGCCGCCACCCCCACCGACGACAAGATAGTCAACAGCGGTAACACCACTAGGCGCAGTCCATGTGCCGGAAGCAGTAAACGTCTGGATAACGGTGTAGCCACCAGCAGCCGCTATGCGACCTAGCAGCATTGCCATAATTCCACTCATATCGATTCCTTACGATACATTGCCAGCGATTACACAGACAGTTCCGCTATTAAACAAAACAGTAGCTACACCACGAGTTGCCAGAGATACAGTTGCTTTATCAGTATCAGTTCCAGCGATATAAGCAGTTGTGATAGAGCAAGTGCAAGTTACAGCGCCAGTGGTATTGTTAAAGATAGAAACAATATCGCCAGCAGAGAATGTAGCATCAGGAATCGTAATAGAACCACCTGAGCCAACTTCAACATACTTACCTACATCAGCCGTTTGCAGCGTATAGGACGAGGTTTTAGCGCCAACAGGAGGAACATCACGATAGCCAACCTGATTAGTCCCATCAACCGTACAGTTCGTCAAAGTGCCGCTAGACGGGGTTCCAAGAGCACCGCTAGGAGCCACATAGTCAGTACCAGCCGTAGCAGTTGTAGCTACACCAGCAGTTGCTTTAACGATACCAGTAAAACTCGCACGTTTAAGAACTTTACCTGTGGTACTACTCCAGAGGGCTAGTTCTGAGTCAACGCTAGACGTAACGCCTTCAATCTTATCGGTATTAAGATTCGTGAAGTTACCGTCAACTTCAGCAAAGCTAAGGGCTGAACCTTTACCAGAACGGGTAGTAATCGTAGTCATTTAATTGCCTCACAAAGTAGTTGTTGTGACATTCTTTGATCCGCAATCACAACACATAAATACTTGATGTTTACCATGTTTCCCATGCCTTAACTGTAAATTTTCTATGCTGTTGTTTAGCTTATTTCCATCAATATGGTGAACTGTTTCAGTTTGCTGTAAGCATCGCCCTAAATGTTGCGCCATTACCAACCTATGTTCTAAAACATATCTGCTATTTCTTGCCATTGAAACATATGGAGAATTAGCATCAATAATTACTTGAACATATCCGCCTACAATTAAACGACCGCCTTTCCAATTATGATGGTTTTCTTTTATTTTATTCCTAATATTTACACCGTTTCTTCTTAAATTTCTTGATATTAAAGAAGTAGATGTTTTAAATTGTTTAGCTATTTTTTCAATGGAATTATTGCTTTTGTATAACTGGACAATTGTTTTTATTTCTTCATCAGAAAAAATTTTAAAACCATTTCCAGCTTTCCTAGTTTGAAATCCATTTCTTTTTAATACATTTCTTATTGTTACAAGATTTGTATTAAATATTTTTCCAACAGCATCAAGAGACATTCCAGATTGATATTTTTCAATTGCCTCTTTTTCTTGATCTATAGTTAATTTATGGTTTGGATGTCGTTTCATGGCGCAGTCCTTTGTTTAAGTTTGCGCCATATTATATAATAACTAACTTAATGTGACCGACAAGTTCCCACTGGTGATCTTAAAAATATCGCCATTGTTAATCGTTTTAGACGAATCCAGAGCAGTGTGATACAGCAAATTACCGCTAGTCACCGCATCACGAATACCAACGTAAGCGATAATCCCCCAGTCAGCTGTAGCTTGTGGGAACTCAATCGCAGCACTGTTCGTAGACGCACCGTTAGACGGAGAACCGAAAGTAATCGCCTGACGAGCATACGAACCACCTGAAACCTCAGTGCCAGTGTCAGCATCAGTCGGGTCTGTGGTATACAGCGCCAAATAAGTCGTTGTAGGACTCGTATAGCTCGTATTACGCAAAGTAGCGTTAATCAGAGCTGTTTCCAAAAAGTTACTCATTTCTGCCATGATTTCACCTCGTATAAGACATAGACATAGGCTGACCGCCATATTCACTAGACTGGTCAGAAGTATTTATTGCTAAGATAGCACGATCATACAAAGCTGCCCATGTCTGGAGCCTTGCATCATTCATAAGATATGGTTCTGCCTCACCTAAAGCTGCATAAAGCAGTGCATCAGGATAGTTAGCTAGAAACACATTATTGATATTCGTATCCGTTAGATACTGCGGTTTAGCGTAATACAACATCTGTACGCTATAAGCAGTATCAGGAATCGGAGCAAATTGAATCTCGTTAGCCAGAATCGTGTAATCCACTGGCTTACCTGAATCAGTGGTACGAGAACCAGCAAAAAACGCATTAGGAGAATAATAAGTCAGAGATTGCACCGGAGTCGTTCTCAAGTGCATATCCCGCATCTCTAGGAAGTCCGTAGGAAGCCCTACAGTCGAATCACCTGCTGTGGTATCAGCCCTCGCTACGACGAGCATCTTGCGCGTTCTAAGGTCTCTGGAGAGCCTTTCTTCGCCTAGACGGATAAAGTCTGGTATCTGGTTAGTCAGATCGCTACGGGCTAAGTAACTCGCCACTGTAGACTTTAGAGAACTATAATCCGTCAATGCCATGACTATTTCCCGTTGTTATGATCCTCGATGGCTGTCTCTCCGACATCCTCCCATCGATACTCATGTGTTCCTATGTGCCCGATATATTTAGATAAGTCGTGATCCACAAACGTCGGAATCCCCTCATCTAAAGCCTTCAGACAGAAATAAATATCCTCGCCAATAATTCCACGTGGTGACCATTCAGCACTAAACCACGGAGTTTTCAGCTTTTCAAACACTTCACGAGCAATCAAAGTCGCACCGAAACCAATAGCAGTTACCTGTTCGCAACCTTGTTTACCCCTAGAATCAACCTTAAGCCAGCGAGTCTTTTTAATCTCGCCATTCTCATCATCCTTAGTTAGCTCTAAATTCAGAGCCGTACTCAGAACAGGCTTACGTCTAGTTACTGCGTTTACACCTACTATCGGCAACTCACGACTTAGCAAGATACTAATAATATCTGGCGGGAATCTCATGTCTGAATCAATAAACAGCACATGAGTACATCCTTCAGATAAAGCCGCCTTTACTAGACCTTCGCGCTGGTCAAATATCAGCGTTCCAGCCATCGTATATAACTTTAATCCGTTGTTCTCATCATTGCAACGATGTTTAACGTCATGCCCAACCATCCTCGCAAAGTCAAACGCAAAGCCTGTATGCACCTCATCCCTAGCTGGTACACAGACTCCAACAACAGCACCCTTCACAGCTTTCTTATCTTTTTTTGTAGACATTAGAGAGTTCCTCTGTATGTGCGCCAGACCGATCCTTCGCCATTCATCCACTTGGCAAATTCCGCATCGTCAACTATGTGGAATCCCCTCATTATCCCTTTCTTGTTCATCTCATCAATGACCGTAAAAGGAATCTTTCCTACATGGTGAAAGTCGTTTAGATGACCAGTTCTAGCCTTATCAGCGTCTCTAATCTCATTAACCGCTTGCAATATTTCAGTTACATCCTGCTGAGTTTCGATGATGATTCCACCTTCCCCATCAGCGTGTACTACAGAAGTGCGAAAGTTCACAAAGGAGTCCTTTCTAAAAAACCCCCGAGGCCGTAGCCCCGAGGGAAACACGCAACTCAGCGTGAAGGAGTCAAATAATGTGTGACCAAGTTCGTCCAATTCTTACGCCGCGAATACAGTTAGGAGATACTCCAAGTTCTCTACCTAATGCCGCATGATTTAGCTTGCTTTCCCTGATATATCTTACCTTTTCCTTATCAAGCAAAGACTTGCCGTTACCTTCGCCTTTTGGAGCAACAGTTCGCTTCCTCCCTTTGGCAATCATGTCATGGCAATTTTCTTTAGGAGTTCCAATTGTAAGATGCTTAGGATTTACGCAACAAGGATTATCACATTTATGCATTACAAACATACCATCTGGTATTTCTTGTTTGTTAGCAATTCTCCAGCTTACCCTATGCGCCCCATCAGAACCTTCGCTCTTAGCTCCTAAAGAAATTCTCCCATAGCCGTTAGAAAGTCTTTGTCCTTCCCATTCCCAACAATCATCATCTGATTTTTTGGTAACAAAATTCCAAAATCTTTCTTCTAGCGTACCTCTGGCGTGTTTCTTGAAACCAACCGAGCCATGAGTTTTAAATCTCACATAATGCTTATGACAAAGATTTAAACTTTTAACCCTTACTTCTGAATCACATCCATCAACAGAACATTTCATATAACCTCCCCA